TTGAGATCTAGAGGTGAAGGTCACTTAATAGATAAAATTGTAAAAAAGGCTAAGTTGCATAAACTGAAAGTAAATTATCGTACATTTTGGTTTAATTATTCTGATCCAAGTATGGATTATATTAACTGGCATTCTCATGGACCTAATACTCAGATAGGATTAGTTTATTACTTAGAGAATCCAGAAAATTTGGGAACCATGTTTAAAATTGATGGAAAAGAATATCAGATCAAAGGTCAAGAAAATTCTGTGATAGTTTTTGATACGCGAATAGAACATACTTTTCCAAATAATGTAACTTTACCTAGAACTTCTGTAGCAATGGATTTTTGTATATGAAAATTAATTTATGGTATTCAAAGAGTATGAGTCAATGGAGATGGACTCTATCTGAAGAATTTAGAAATGGTGTCACAAAGATTGAACAGCATTCTGGACAGCAGCCAATGCTTAGAGATGCTATGAACGATGTGGCGAATACGGTTGAATATATACTACAGAATAAAATTAATGAATGAAGATTGAAAAACCGTGGGGATCTTTTGAAGTTATAGTTGATGAACCAAAATATAAAGTTAAGAGGCTGGTCATTCACGATGGTCAGTCTATTTCTTTGCAATACCATAATCATAGATTGGAAAGTTGGGTTGTTGTTTCTGGTATTGGTGAATATGTCCTTGGCAGAACAGAAGGATCACTATTTCCAGGAAAAACTGTAGTGATACCAATCAGAACAGTACATAGAATTACTGCTGAAGAAGAACTTGTGATTATTGAAACTCAAGTTGGTAAGTGTAAGGAAGAAGATATTGTAAGACTTAAAGATAATTATGGGAGGGTTGACTAAATAGTAAAAAACTGAAGAAGTAACCAAAACTATAAAATGGATAATATAAAAATAAGGTGCCGCTCTTGTGGAAAGGAGTTAGTGGGGCACCCAACTAAGACCGTTTCTTGCGGGTGTCCGAACATGGCAACTATTCGTGGTGATAAGATTTCAGCAGTGGACCTGGGTGAGATTGTTATGTTGAATAGTTATTCAAAAAACAAAGAATCTGGCGTATTAACAAACGAAGATATTCGCTGGCAAGAAGATAGAAGAAAGCGTAAGGTTCGTAAGTTAGACTTTGAAATTAGGTAGCAAATTTAACAATTTATTTGGATTGTTGTAAAACTTTGTGTTTATATGAACACATAACTGTTGACATCTGTGTTTACCCTATATAGAATTTATAAGTAAACGTAGCACTGTGCCTTAATGGATCCATCTACTGCATATACATCTTCTCTTTTGGGAGTTTATATATTCCTTATCATCATCTCGTTGATGATAGCATATGACGGGGTAGAGGGTACGCTGAGAGTCTTTGCATATTTTGATTTGCAATTTAAATATGCCATAGTCAAAATTCGCATGTTCTTCTTTCAGAGGAAACTGAGGAAAAGACTACTTAAAGACACAGAATACTACACCAAACTTATCAAGGAGATTAAAGATGACCAATGACAGGGAACTGTCCGACCTCAAGCTTGAGAGGAAGGAATGTCCTAAATGTAATGCAATCTGGATAAACGGAGAGCATCGATGGTCTGGAACAGGTAACAAAGGTAGTGAATTAGATTTAGCAGGATTAGTATGTAATAACTTGGGTGATCACCAATGTATTAATCCTAAAAAAGGTATGGAAGGTGGAGATACATGGGTAAAACGATTAGAAGATCTTGAGAAAATGGGTGAAGAGAGTGATGTCTCATAGAATGGATGAAATTAAACCTATACATCATGTGACAAAAGAAGAATGTCAGGAGATGATTGATGATGCAATACGCAGACACAATCGTAATGCTTCAATTATCAGTTTCTGTGTTGGTTGGGTTGTTCTTGCACTTTTTGCTGAGGGTCTGCTTCGACTTATTGGAGTAATCGATCCTATATTCCCTTGGTTGAAAATAACCCTACAGCAATAAATAAGTCAAAAGCGAGAATAAAAAGTGGCTGATATAACTTATACGATTAGTGGTGCCTCTGGAGGCAATTCTACTACGTGGTCGGGAATCATTTATAATGTTTCAGTTGGTGCTGCAGTGACCGCTGGTATGGCATCAACTATAACTGCTACAGATCCTGATGAACTTACAGGCAGTGATCCTTCTGACGTTGATTTTGCACCTTCTTACATTGGAAGATATCAGGGAGATTATGTAACGTTTAGAAGTATGGATGATACTAATCAATTTCCTGAAAATCAAAGTGGATTTAGTCTTGATATATGGTCAGATACATTCAAGTCTCATGTAGACTCTTCATATACCTGGCAACAAGTAATTGATAATGGTGCATATACTTTAAATTCTGATAAATGGACCCTGTATTACTATTATGATGAAACAAGAGGAATCAGGTTTGGTAAGGGTGGAACGATCACATTTGTAAGTTCTTAACAGGCATACCTCTTGACTACATAGTCTTGATACCCTATAATATACAGGTAACCAAAACGGACAATGACACTGACTGAGAAATTCAAGAAAGACATCAGCACCCTTCGTGCTGCTGCTAATGGAGATTTTTATCTAGATGTGAAAAACCCAAAACTTTATAAAAAAGTTCTTCGCTATTATGAAGGATCTGGAGTAATGTTCTCTGGAGAACCACTTGATGATTATGATATTTTGATGGATGTCTTGAGTCAAGAATTTGAGTCAGTAGAAACCATCTGAGACATTAGTCACGGATGGACTATAACAGAACTGGTGGAGTCATATGACCCTTAGGTTTCTTGCTTTTCCTAAGAGCAAGTGGTGCGGATGGGGTTTTATGCTCCCGCCAGGTTTCTTATTTCCTGTTAAAGAATAAGTGGCGAGCCTGCAAGACCTACATAGGACGGTTGCATAAACCGTCCTTTTTTAGTATAATTGAACAAAGTATTTTTATAGATGAAAGTTGCTCTAATTACTGGTATCACAGGGCAAGATGGATCATACTTAGCAGAACTTCTCCTCGAAAAAGGATATGAAGTTCATGGTATTGTCCGTCGCGCTTCTCTGATTAACACACATCGTATTGATCATATTTACGACAAACTTAATCTTCATTATGGAGATTTAACAGATTCTACTAATCTTGTCAGAGTTATTCAGCAAGTTCAACCAGATGAGATTTATAATCTGGGCGCTCAGAGTCATGTAAAGGTATCGTTTGAGATGCCTGAGTACACAGGACAGACAGATGCTCTAGGAACCCTGAGAGTGCTTGAGGCAGTCCGTTTGTTGGGTATGGAGGGTAAAGTTAGGATATATCAAGCATCTACTTCTGAGATGTATGGTAAAGTTCAGCAAATACCACAGTCAGAAACTACACCTTTCTATCCCAGATCTCCTTATGGATGTGCTAAAGTTTATGGATATTGGATTATAAAAAACTATAGAGAGTCTTATGGAATGCACTGTAGTTCTGGGATTCTATTCAATCATGAGTCGCCAAGACGTGGTGAAACTTTTGTAACTCGTAAGATCACAAGAGGATTGTCTAGAATTTCTGCAGGTCTTCAAGACTGCTTGTACCTTGGCAATCTCAATGCAAAGAGGGATTGGGGACATGCAAAAGATTTTGTTGAGGCAATGTGGTTGATGCTTCAACAGGATGAACCTGATGATTATGTGATTGCAACTGGTGAACAATACTCTGTTCGTGATTTTGTTGAAGCTGCTGCACCAATCTTTGGTATGCAGATTGAATGGATGGGTGAAGGATTGGATGAAGTTGGATATGATTGGAATACGAAGAGACCGATTATTAAAGTTGATTCTAAGTATTTCCGTCCCGCAGAAGTAGAGACTTTACTTGGAGATCCTACCAAGGCAAAAGAAAAATTAGGTTGGGAACCCAAAACATCATTTAAGGAACTAGTTGAGGATATGTGTATCTATGGACAGTAATAGTAAAGTATATGTTGCTGGCAATACAGGACTTGTAGGATCAGCAATCGTCCGTATGCTTCATATGAAGGGGTATACTAATATTATTTCATCGCCATCTTATCGATGGGATTTACGTAATCAACAAGATGTAGAAGATTTTTTCAGAATCAATGAGCCTGAATATGTTTATCTTGCTGCTGCAAAGGTTGGTGGTATTGTTGCAAATAGGGATTATCCTGGACATTTCATCTATGATAATTTGATGATTCAGTCAAATATCATTCATGCTGCACGTAAGTATGGTGTCAAGAAACTTTTGTTCCTTGGATCTTCTTGCATCTATCCAAAGATGTGTGAGCAACCAATCAAGGAAGAGTATTTGATGACAGGTCCTCTGGAACCAACTAATGATTCATATGCTATTGCAAAGATTGCTGGTATTAAAATGTGCCAAGCATACCGTAAGCAATATGGATTCAATGCAATTTCTGTTATGCCTACTAATCTGTATGGACCTAATGATAACTTTGATTTAGAAAGTTCTCATGTTCTTCCTGCCATGATTCGTAGGTTTTATGAGGAAAACAATAAAGTTACTCTTTGGGGTGATGGTTCAGCACGAAGAGAGTTTCTTCATGCCGATGATCTTGCTGAAGCATGTTTTGTTTGTATGCGTGATTATGATAGTTCTGATATTATTAATGTTGGAACTGGAACCGACGTAACTATTAAAGAACTTGCTGAAACAGTTGCAGATGTTGTTGGATTTGCTGGAGAAATTGAATGGGATACTAGTAAACCAAATGGGACTCCAAGAAAACTCCTAAATGTAGATAAGATCAAAGCACTTGGTTGGGAACCTAAAATTGAATTAAAAGATGGAATTGAAAAAACATACAGGTGGTATAAAAATGAACTATAAATGGCCGTTAATGAAAAACAATGTCACTCTAGGTGACAGATATAATCTAGCAAAGTTTGTATTAACTTCTGATCGTTTTACTAATGGTAGGAAAGTTAGAAGTTTTGAAAAAGAATGGTCAGAGTGGTTGGGTTGTAAACACTCACTATTTGTTTCCTCTGGAAGTACCGCGAATTATCTTTTACTTGCATCCGTAAAAGAATATTATGGTTTAAAAGATGGCGACAAGGTATTAGTACCGGCAGATACTTGGGTAACAAATATTGGTCCAGTTATTCAGTTAGGATTTACACCAATCTTTTGTGATATTAACTTAGATAATTTTAGTTTCTGCGAAGAAGATTTGCAGTACATTGCAAAAGAACATCCAGATATTAAATTAATTTTTACAACACATTTGATAGGATTTCCTGCAAATAACAGTAAGTATTCTGAACTATTTCCAAATGCTTTAATTATTGATGATGTATGCGAGTCTCATGGATGTAAAAATGCCGATGGATCTAAAGTAGGATCTGATAGTATTGGAGCAACCTTTAGTTTTTATTTTGGACATCATATGTCTACAATTGAAGGTGGAATAGTTTCTACCAACAATTATGAACTTTATGATTTGATGAGAATCAAACGTTCTCATGGTCTTGCAAGAGAATCTGAAATGTTTGATCGATATAAAGAGATGTATCCAGATATTTCTAAACAATTTTTATTTGTTACTGATGGATATAATTTTAGAAATGATGAACTTAGTGCAGTTCTTGGACTATCTCAATTAAACAGACTTGATTCATATATTGAGAAAAGAAATAAAAATTATTCAATGTTTATTTCTTTGATGGAAAAGTATCCAAACTTATTCTATGTACCTAAGTATCACGAGGGAGTGAGTAATTTTTGCTTCCCAATTATTTGTAAGGACGTTAGATATGCTCATAGGTTGAGAAAAGTCTTTGATCAAAATGGTATTGAACACCGTCCTATTATTGGTGGAAATTTGCTTAAACAACCATTCCTAAAAGATTATTCTATAACTACTAGTAAAAAAGAACTTAATGTAGATCTTGTCCACTACAATGGAATTTACCTAGGAAATAATCATTTCATTGGAGAACAAGAAATAAATTTACTTAGTGATATTCTTTCTTTACTATGAGTTTTTCTATCAATCATCTGGGAAATAATGGACATCTGGGGAACCAGATGTTTCAGTATTCTGTTGTTAAGGCATTTGCAAAAAAATATAATACTGAATATTGTATTCCTCCAAGTAATATTTTTGGTAAGCATTATTATCAAAATCTTTTTAGTAATATCGATGAAGCTTTTGATATAAAATGTTATCGTGGAATATCATCATATACAAATGTCAATGAAAGATTTTTTCATTATGATAGTGAATTAGTAGAGGCTCTATCAAATGGAGATTACAATCTTGTTGGATTTTTTCAATCTGAAAAATATTTTAAAAATATAGAGGATGAATTGAGAACCAATGACTTTGTATTTAAAAAAGAAATACAAGACGATTGTTCTGACATAGTTGATCAATATAAAGATTCGATTGCTATTCATATTAGGAGAAATGATTTTCTAAAAAATCCAAATCATCCCGTTCAGGATAATCAATACTATATTGACGGTCTGGGTGAGTTTCCTACAGATATTCCAGTTCTTGTTTTTACTGATGATATTGAGTGGGCAAAACAACAAGACATATTTTCTGATGATAGATTTATTATTTCAGAAACTGATAATGCATATTATGATCTTTATATTATGAGTAAATGTAAGTATCATGTAATTTGTAATAGTACTTTTAGTTGGTGGGGTGCTTGGTTGGCAAATAGTCAAAATGTTGTAGCTCCAAAGAAATGGTTTGCTGGAGATTGTATAAATCACAATACTGATGACTTGTACCTTTCTCATTGGAAAATAATTTAATTTACAGATGATTGCAAATGACGACTTAGGAAATCTGGGGAGACTTGGTAACCAAATGTTCCAGTATGCATCTTTAAGAGGATTGGCACAAAAGCATGGTTATGATTATTGTCTTCCCCCAGAAGAGGTAATCGGTACAAAAGACGATAAGGTTAAAAATTCTGACATTACTATGTTTGAATGCTTTAACATACCTGATGCTCCCAGAAACATAACAAATTTTCCAAAAGTAATGGAAAGAACTAGTTACAATTTAGATGAACTGTTGTGGGATAGGTGTCCAGATAATATTAGTTTGATGGGGTATTTTCAAACAGAAAAATATTTTAAACACATTGAGAAAGATATAAGAAATGCATTTACCTTTGTAGATGAAATTATAGAACCAACTGAAGATGCGTTTAGAGAAAATTTTGACAATTCTGAAGTAATTTCTCTTCATATTCGCAGAACAGATTATGTGCAACTTCAAAATCATCATCCTTTAGCTAGTATTGATTTTTATAAAAAATCTTTAGATCTTTTGCCACAA